TGCAGATCTACATGCACCTGACCGGCATCACCCGGGTGCTCTATGTCTCTGTCTGCAAGGACACCGATGCGCTGCACATCGAGCGCATCGCGGCCGATCCGGCAGAGGCGGAACGTCTGCTGGAAAAGGCCGGCCGCATCATCCACGCCCAGCATCCGCCCGCCCGGATCAGCGAAGACCCCGCCTGGTTCGAATGCCGGATGTGCGACCATCACCCCGTCTGCCACGGCGAAGGCGGGGCGGCGGTCACCTGCCGCTCCTGCCTGCACGCAACACCGGTCGAGGGCGGTTGGCACTGCGCCCGCTATGATCGGAAGCTGAGCCCCACCGACCAGCGCATCGCCTGCAGCAAGCACCTCTTCATCCCCGATCTGGTGCCGGGCGAGGTCACCGACGCCGGCGGGGATTTCGTCGCCTACCGCATGGCCGACGGCAGCACCTGGCTGAACGACGCGCGGGAGACGGAGGGTGTGTCATGCTGACCCTTCGTCCCTACCAGCAGGCCGCGATCACCGCGATCTACGGCTACTTCGAGGCGAAGAAGGGCAATCCCCTCGTCGTCATCCCGACCGCGGGCGGCAAGAGCCTCGTGATGGCCGCCTTCATCGAAGGGGTGCTGAAGACCTGGCCTGATCAGCGCATCCTGATCGTCACCCATGTGCGCGAGCTGATCGCCCAGAACCATGCCGAGATGCTCGGGCTCTGGCCCGATGCCCCGGCCGGCATCTATTCGGCCGGGCTCGGCAAGCGCGAGGCAGGGGCACGCATCCTCTTTGCGGGCATCCAGTCGATCCACAAGCGCGCCGCCGATATCGGACATTGCGATCTCGTGCTGATCGACGAGGCGCATCTGATCCCCGGCAAATCGAGCACCATGTATCGCCGGTTCCTGAACGACCTCGCGGCGATCAATCCGGCGATCAAGGTGATCGGGCTGACGGCGACGCCGTTCCGGCTGGATTGCGGGATGCTGCATGAGGGCGACACCGCGCTCTTCACCGACATCGCCTATGAGGCGCCGGTGCGTGACATGATCGATCAGGGTTATCTCAGCCCGCTGGTCTCGAAACAGCCCGCAACCCGGCTCGACGTCTCCGGGGTCGGCACACGCGGCGGCGAGTTCATTGCCCGGGATCTGGCGGCGGCCGTCGACCAGGACGCGATCACCCGGGCGGCTGTCTCGGAGATCATCGAGCATGGCAAGGATCGGAAATCCTGGCTCGCCTTCTGCTCGGGCGTCGAGCACGCGGGCCATGTGGCCGAGGAGTTCCGGCGGCGCGGCATAACCTGCGCGACGATCTTCGGTTCCACCCCGAAGGACGATCGCGACCGGATCATCGCCGCCTTCAAGCGGAGCGAAATCCGCGCGTTGGCCTCCATGGGGGTGCTGACCACCGGCTTCAACGCGCCCGCCGTGGACCTGATCGCGATGCTGCGCCCCACCAAGTCCGCCGGTCTCTATGTGCAGATGGTCGGGCGCGGCACGCGGCTTGCGCCGGGAAAGGAGAACTGCCTCGTTCTCGATTTCGCCGGAAACGTCCGTCGGCACGGGCCCATCGATCTCGTGCGTCCCAGGCGCCCCGGTGATCCCGGCGATGGCGAGGCCCCGGCGAAGATCTGCCCCGAGTGCCAGAGCATCCTGCCGCTCGCAGCGATGGAATGCCCGGATTGCGGCTTCGTCTTCCCCGGTCGCGAAGTCAAGATCACTCCGACGGCTTCGACGCTGGCGGTGTTGTCCTCCGGTCGGCCGCATTGGATCGCGGTCAGCGACGTCACCTATCACCGGCACGAGAAGCTCGGCGGACGCCCCTCCCTGAAGGTCACCTACCGCTGCGGGCTCACGACCTACAGCGAATGGATCTGCTTCGAGCACGGCGGCTACGCGCGGCGCAAGGCCGAAGTCTGGTGGCGGCAACGGGCTCCCGGGCTGGCCGTCCCGCTCACCGTCAATGAGGCGCTGATGCGCGCGGGCCAGCTCACGCGCCCGAGCAAGATCTCGGTCCGCCGCTCCGGCCGCTTCTTCGAGGTCACCGGCCACAGGTTCGACACATGCCCCACGCCCATGCTGGCCTCTGCGCCGTCTGCCACCGCGAGCCCCGCGCCTGGGGCTGGCTCAAGCCGGGTTTCCGGATTGCCGACCCGCGCCGGGACGCCAGCCGCAAGCGGCTTTGCAGCCGCGAATGCCAGGACATCTGCCACGGGAGGGCGGGCATGATCGATCCCACACCCAATGAACAGGCCGCCATGGTGGCCGGTGGACAGGCCGGGGGCGAATACCTCGAAAGCCTCGGCAAGACCGATCTGGTCAAACTGACGGCGGTGGAATGGGGCATTTTCGTCGAGGCGGTGGTGACCGGCTATTGCGATCATCTGCGCGAGCTTGCCGCGCAGGATCGCAAGCGTCTGGACGGCATGGTTCCGGAGGTGCCGTTCCGATGAGCACACAGTCCCATATGGCGCGCTTCGGCGAGCGGCTCGTCAGCAACGGCTACGCCATCCTGCCCATCGCGCCGGGCACCAAGAAGCCCGGCCGTTTCCAGCGGGGTGCCTGGGCCGACTATCCGGAATGGAACCGCCACGCGGCCCGCCCGACGACCGAGGTGGAAATCGCAACCTGGTCGGGCTGGCCCGGCTGCGGGATCGGCATCGTCGGCGGTGCTGTCGCGGCGGTCGATATCGACATTGCGGAGGATCCCGACCTTGCGTTGCGGATCGAGCAGCTGGCGCGCGCGCAGCTTGGGGATACGCCCGCGCTCCGGATTGGCCGCGCGCCGAAACGGATGCTGGTCTATCGCACGACCGAGCCGTTCCGCGGCATCAAGCGTCATCCGCTCGAGGTGCTCTGCCTCGGCCAGCAATTCCTGGCCTATGCCGATCATCCCGACACCGGGAAGCCCTATGTCTGGCCCGAGGAGGGGCTGGCCGATCTCGACATCTCGGCCCTTCCTCAGATCGACGCGGGGCGCGCGGCGGCCTTTCTGGAGGAAGCGCAGGCGCTTCTGCCCGAGGCATTGCGGCAGCGGGGGCTGATTGCCGCCGGACCGGCGACGGATCATCCGCGGTCGCACAGCCAGGCCGGCACGCTGCCGGCCATCCGTGCGGCGCTCGCCTGGTTGCCCAATGCCGAGCTCGATTATGACAGCTGGATGCGGATCGGCATGGCCCTGAAGGGTGCGCTTGGCGATGAGGGCGCGGCGATTTTCGCCAACTGGTCGGCACAGGCCGCGAAGGACGTTCCCGCGACGACCGCCAAGGCCTGGGCGAGCTTCCGGCCCGACCGGATCGGCGCGGGCACGATCTATCACCTGGCGATGGAGCGGGGGTGGCAACCCGACACGGGCTTGCGCCTCGACGGCAGCCAGCCCGAAGACGTGGTGCACCCGGCCGCCGGTCTGCTCTCGCGGCTCGATGGTCGGGGCGATGTCGCGCCCCATGTCCCGGCAGGGCAGCCCTTCGATCTGGTGTTGCCGGCAGGGCTGGTCGGCGATCTGACGCGCTACATGCTCTCCACCGCGCGTCGCCCGCAACCGCTTCTGTCGCTCGGCGCCAGCCTTTGCGCGATCGGCGCGCTCATGGGGCGGCAATACCGCTCTGAGACCAACCTGCGCTCGAACCTCTATGTCGTGGGCATCGCCGACAGCGGCTCGGGCAAGAACCACGCCCGCGAGATCGTGAACGAGGTGTTCTTCGAGGCCGGGCTCGCCCATCACCTCGGCGGCAACAAGATCGCCTCCGGGGCGGGGCTGCTGACCGCACTGCACCGCCAGCCGGCGACCCTGTTCCAGATCGACGAATTCGGCATGTTCCTGTCGGCGGCGGCCGACCGCAAGCGCAGCCCGCGCCATGTCACCGAGATCCTCGACAACATGACCGAGCTCTACACGGCGGCCGGGGGCATCTTCCTTGGCGCGGAATACGCCAACCGCGACGGGTCGAACGAGCGGCGCGATATCGTCCAGCCCTGCCTCTGCGTCTATGGCACCACCACGCCCCTGCACTTCTGGGGCGCGCTGCAGGGCGCGAACGTGGTCGACGGCTCGCTCGCCCGCTTTCTGATCCTGCCGAGCGACGAGGATTATCCGGACGAGAACCTGGCCGTGGGCATCCGCAGCACGCCCGCCGCCCTCATTGACGGGCTGAAGCGGATCGCCGCCGGGGGCGGCCACAAGCGCGGCAATCTCGCCGGCAAGACGGCGGGCGCCGAGACAGCGGTCGATCCGATGATCGTGCCGATGGCGGAGGATGCGCGGGCGCGGTTCAGGGGCCTCAGCGCCGAGCTGACCGACGAGTTGCGCGCGGCCGCAGGCACCGCCTTCACGGCGATCCTGGCCCGGATCGGCGAGAACGCCCTGAAGCTCGCGCTGATCGTGGCCGTCGGGCGCGACCCGGCGCGGCCGGTGATCGACCTCGCCATGGCAAACTGGGCGATCGGCCTCATCCGCCACTATGCGCGGCGGACGATGGAGGCGGTCGAGCGGCATGTCGCCGACACCGAGACCGAAGCGCATCTGAAACGGCTCAGGGAGATCGTCCGCGCCGCCGGGGCCAAGGGGATCACCAAGTCGGAGATCACCCGCGCTTCGCAATGGCTGAAATCCCGTGACCGGGACGAAATCCTGCTCACCCTGATCGAGAGCGGCGACGTCACCACGGGCATGCGGGACTCGGCCACGCGGGCGGCCATGGTCTACCGGCTGGCCCGCTGGCCCGGCGCGTGGCGGGATGTTTCAGGGCGCGAGATCGATCAGATGAAACCTCTCAAAGGCTCAAGCGCATGAAAATACGCCGAAAAGTGGAATCCCTCAAATCCTTCAATCTTTCAGAAGGATACCTTGCTCCCTCGCGTATACGCGCGTTTTCCAGAATTTGAGGACTACCCCATGAATAATATAATTATTGAAGAATTATATATTATATAGGG